CACCGATCCACGTCCCGGACAATGTTCTCAACGATCCGGCCCTGTTGGGAGCCATCCTTAATCTGAAGGCCAAGGGATCGATAATCGCCTACCAGGGCCACAAAGGCCGGAACTACGTCCTTCTGCAGGCAAAACCCAGGGACGGGGTGACAAACACCCCCGCATCTTCATACAGGCCTCCGACAAATCCACCTGCTGCACCCAAGTCGGCCACATTCCGGGCCGCTAAGACCTCCCGGGAGGCGGAAAGCTGGGCGGCAGGCAATCTGCTCGATCCGAAAGAAGTCGAAAGATGGGATAAGTGGAATGAAGGCCCGAACCACCAGCAAATCAAGTACATCAACTACAGGGGAGTCGATGTTGAAGTCGCCAACGATATCAACCGGCGCTTGCATGAAAACATAAAGGCCGGCTTGCCCAGGCCCACCAAGATCATCGCCCGGCCCATGAAGAAGGGCACTACCTGGGGGGCCCGGATGTCCACCAGTGGCGAGCTGGAGATCAATTCCACAATAGCAGGCAGCTACGAGAAGCTGGTCAAGCAGGAAGATGCAAACAAGAAGCTCTATGGTGCCGAGGGCAAAGAGATGCTCAAGACGATCGCAGGGCACCAAGACCAGCTGGATGGCCGGGGCAAGATGCTGCTCAAGCAGCTACATACTCATGTGAAGTACAGCCGCGGCACGGTCGGGGCCAATCTCTCACCAAAGGAGCAGATGGCCACCACAATTGACCACGAACTCGCCCATTTATTCGCATCTCGATATGGCAAAGACGACGAGGCCAAACGCAAAGAGTTCCATACCGAGATGCACGAGATGGTTCGTGCCACACGAGAGAGTGACTACAGATACAAACTCTCTCACTACGGCGGCGAGGACCCGCACCCTGAAGAATGCTATGCCGAGGCATTCAGTGCATACCGGCTGGGTGAGAAAGACAATCTGCACCCCCTGGCTCTGAAGTTTTTCAAGAAATATTTTCCGGGGATTTGAAAATGGTGAGACCCATCGATACCGCAAACCTTCTGGATCAGCTGGAAGCACTGACCGGATCCAAAAAATCTATCATGCCCAGCTCGGCGCTGGATCGGCTCAAGTATCTCGATTTTTCGTGTCTAAACAAATCCCTCGATTACGGTGACGTTCACGTCCCTCGATTAGTTGGTGATGATATGGAAGATAATGATGAAAGGAAAGACCATGAAGAAGGCGAGGATGACGACATCGGCAAAGCCTCCGATTCAGATTTTGTCCTCCAAGCCCTGAAGGATGAGACGAAAGGGATGTCCTCCTATGACCAGGCTCTGCAGACCGTCCAGGACCCCAAACTCAAAGAGATCCTTGAGGCCATCAAGGAAGACGAAACCAAGCACAATGCCGCCCTGGAGGCCTGGCTGAAGGATAACGATCCAGATGCTCTGGAGGGCCATGATGGCGAGGAGATTCCGGGTGAGGAGTCCGATGATGGAGATGGAGATGAAGCTGCAGAAGGCCCGGACGAAGACGTTGACGAGCCCGGAGAGGAAGGCCTGGCAGATGATGACGAAGACACCGAGAAGGATGATGAACCGACTGGTGATAAGTCCGACCTCATAGACGATATTCGGGAGATCCTGGCACAGCATGAGGCTGAGAAAGGCGAGGATGGGCCTGGTGAGGATGAGGACGACCTTGAGAAAGGCGATGACGAGGATGGCGAGGATGAGGAAGCCGAAAAGCGGTGCTCCAAGTCCATCCAGGTGCCTATAATAAAAGGCGACCAGCAGATCGTCTACGGAGTCGTCTCAGAGCCTGACACAATCGACCTCCAGGGAGATCGCCTGAGCAAAGCCGAGATCGTGAAGGCCTGCCACAAGTTCATGATGGAAAGCCAGAAGATCGGCAAGGAGCATACGGAAGAGGCCCGGGCGGACATCATAGAGTCATACATTGCCCCGGTGGACTTCAAGTGCCACGGCCAGATCGTGAAGGCTGGCTCCTGGGTTATGGCGGTTAAGGTTCATGATCCAGTACTCTGGAAGGCCATCAAGAAGGGGGAAATCACCGGTTTCTCCATAGCCGGCAGAGGCGACAGAAAACCATTCTGATTGTAGGACTATTCTTAAACAAATTTAGTGAGGTGGCCACATGCCCACGGATGATCGTAATGATCTATTCAATCTCGAATTAGACGAAGTCTCGATGGTCGGCAAAGCGGCCAACGGGAAGAAGTTCTTGATATTCAAATCAATGAAAGGTGTGAAGATGAAGAAAGCCAAGCCCGCTGGGGCTGCCAGGGCCGGAGCCGGCGGGGCTCAGGCCACTGTGAGCAAGGCAGATATCCTTGACATCGTCAAGACGGCCATCGCTCCAATTGTAGAGGATAACAAGAAGCTCAGGAAGGACCTGCAGAAGCAGACCGCTGTCCTGAGGAAGAAGGACTACGTGGATATTGCAAAGTCCGAATTCAGCGAGCTGGCCACGCCTGAAGAGGGAGCCGAGATCCTCAAGTCCCTCGAAGGCCTGCCTTCCGAGGCAAGAAAGCCCATCCTGAAGGCCCTCAAGCAGGCAAATGCAGTCAGCAAGGAAGCCGGCAAGATGCTTTATCATCCGCTCGGCTCCAGCAGGCCTGCACCGGGAACGCCTGCAGATGTTTTTGAGGCTGCTGTCCAGGAACGGATGAATCACATCCAGAAGTCTGATAATCCACCCAAGAACGCAATGGTGGCCCATGCTCTTGCTACCAAATGGGTCGTAGAGAACAGGGACGACCTCTTCAAAGCAATCACAGGGGGTGAGTAGACCATGGCTCTTGGCGTAAATCCTTATGAGATCTATTTCGGGCCGACAGATGTCCAGTCTTATGCACCCAACGCCGATCTGGAGGGGAGCTACCAGTGCTTCGTGAAGATCACGGGAGACAAGCAGGTTGGAGCAGTCACCCTGGCCACGAACTTCGCTCTGGGAGTGCTGATCAACAGACCAAACAACACCACCGGCCCCAGCCTGGAAGCCAAAGTGCAGACCCGGGGAACTGCAAAAGTCAAGACCGGTACAGGTGGCCTCGCCGCAAGTGAGCTTGTCACAACCGACAAAGACGGTCTGGGCGTAAAGCTCGATCCGGCTGTCGGAGGCGCTTATGCATACGGTCAGTGCGTCGTGGGAGCCGCTGTTGGCCTGGCTGCATCGGTAGTGCTGTTTGGGGCCCCGGTCTGGATACCCGAACCTGCGGGAGAGTGAGGTAACAATGCTAGATTTTCATAGTTTAGCCAACTATTCGGGTCAAGTAGTCAACCTGGGCCCTCAAACAGCCCATATCTGGAAAGGATTGGATTATGGTCAGATCATGGTGGCCCGGATCCAGGGCGACTACTCTCTGGCCTACAGGCAGGAGAAGTCCGACTTCATCGGTGATCAGTGGTTTCCGCTGGTGGATGCCAAGTTCATTTCGGGCCTCTATCCCAAGTGGAACCTGGGCATGTTCTTCAACGACTATGTGACCACCTGGCGGCCCGGCACCATGCCTGCCATGGGAGACGTCAATCTGGACGATCATGGCAAATTTGTCTGCCAGAGGTACGCATGCCAGATCCCGCTCGCCGATGACATCCCCTACGTAGCCGATCCGGGAATCGATCCCAAGTTCGCAACCACTGCGTTCCTGACAGACGTCATGGACCTGCATAAGGAGCGGGTCATAGCAAGCCAGTACTTCCAGTCTTCCGCCACGGGCGGCTCGAACGTGTGGGGCACCAACTTAAATGGCGTCACATCTGGAGAGAACAACACCAGCACCTTCCGCAGGTTCGATGACTACATCGACTCCGATCCGAGGGGTTTCTTCAAAAGTATCAAGCTGACCATCAAGGGCAAGACCGGCAAGACACCCAATGCTGCCGTTATGGGTGAGCAGGTTTACGAGGCCCTGAGAATCCATCCCCAGCTCATCCAGTGGTACCAGACAGGTGCAAACACCGTCCGGAGCATCACAGAGCTGAACGAGGAGGCTCTCGCCAAGGCCCTGGGCATTGACAAGATCCTGGTCGGCAAGTCCATGTATAACACCGCCAAGCCAGACGACGACGTAGCTCTTGACTGGATCTTCGGCAAGCACATGTGGGTGGGATACATCGATACCCCTGGACCCATGAAACCCCTGGCCGGCATGAATCTATCATTCACCCAGCCTCTGGGCGGCTTCAACACGGCTTTCACCACCGTGCCGGACATGCTCACCCACGCTGAATACAACCAGGCATTCCAGTGCTACGCACCTGTCATCATGGGTGAAAAGCTGGGTGCCATACTGGCAAACGCGATCAGCTAGGCCCGAGGTGGATAAATGTCAACGAAAGAAAAGGAGCTGCCCCTCAATTCAGGGCAGCAGGGAGAAGCACCTCCAATGGCCAAAGAGCCCGGGGCCCCTATGGGGGCCGGGGCTCCCCTCGCTCCCCAGGAGAGAGAATACGTCGTTCTAAACACGTTCTCGACATATGTTGAGGGCAAAAAAGTGTATTACCGGCGAGGTCAGATAATCCCGGAAAGCGTCACATCCCTCTGGCTCAACTTCCAGGCTCTGATCGGGACTTATATCACGGAACGAATCGGCAGGAGGGCCTCGACATGAGGATGCCCATAACCCAGAAGAAAGTCGGCAACATAGGCATGGACGGAGCGGCCATCAAGCAGGCCGAGATCGAGGAGCTACATCTGCCCAATGGCAGCGGAGCCATGACAAAGGTTACCGCCACGGCGGATGACATCAATAATCTGAATCTCACTTCGAGGAAGTTCACGGTCTATTCGGCTGGGGTCCTGGCAAAGGGCGACCTCCTGCACATCTCGGGCTACGATGCCATCAATGATGTGTTCTCGGTCGAGAAGGCTGATGCAGACACCTCCGGCAAGCCCGCCCAGCTCGTGGCGTCTGAGGTCAATGCGGGATCAGCTATATCCCTGGCCTCTGATATCGAGGAGCTGACCGGCCTGAACACGAACGCCGGAAATGTTGGAGATCCCGTCTACCTGAGCGCAGCCACGGCAGGAAGCTGGACACTAATAGGTCCGACAGGTCCCGATCAACTCAAGCAGATTGTCGGAAGGATCAAGGTCAAATCCGAGACAGTCGGCAAGATCGTGTTCAACATCGTCAAAGCCGAGGTCGTGTCGATCGGCTCCTCGGCCCTTCAGCCATCGTCGGTTCTAAAAACCAAGCTCGCGGGAGGCTTTAGTAAGCTGGCCGTGGCCGATGGCACCGCAGCCGCCACAGATGTCACCGTTGCGGGCATGGCCGTGGGCGACGAGCTCGTGAGTGTGCTGGCCCTGGCAACCAAAGCGGCTATCACATCGCTGGCTGATCGCACCTCCGAGTATGTGGTGGGTGCCGGCAAGCTCACGAAGAGTGCCGGGACGAATGAAACAGGTAACCAGCTCCTGATCTACTGGAATAAGCTGACCTAAGCCGGTTCAAATATTTTCGTGAGGTTTCATGGCAGATGATGAACCCGAATCCACTTACACCGGTGACCCGGTAGGCCGCCCCATAGATGCTGTGCGGCTGGAGCTGGGCAAGACTGTGAGCCTCAAGTATCTCACAGACTCCGAGATCTCCTACAATCTCATACGTGCTGGCAATAATACCCTCCTGGCAGCCTCCTACTGTGCCGAGACAATCGCGGGCATGTGTGCCGATAAGGCCGACAAATCAATGGGCGGCTCAAGCGTATCCTGGAGCCAGAAGGCAGAAGCATGGAGGAAGAAGGCGCAGGCCCTCATGGACCGGGCAAAGAACCCAGTGCTAACTCCCCAGGCATCACACTCCAGGACACGAGCACCTCGCAGGTTCAGTGTCGGGCAACATGACTTCCATGGATCGGGATACTGGCCATGAACGACATCGACAGCGAGTACTTCGCCGAGTTCAAGACCGGCGTCAATAATGCATGGCATGTCGTGCAGAACACCTGGAAGATCGTGAACAGCCTGACACCGCCCACAGCCGCGGGCCCGGTGCCAGCCGTGCCCTTCCGGGTGGCTATCACGCTGGCTGCCGTGCCGGCGCAGGGCACCAACCAGGCTCATGAAGATGTCGTGGGCGATGTCTTCGTAAACTCCGAGAAGATCTCGTTCACTGAAGCGACCAGGCTCACCAATAGCAGCAGCCTAACCTTGCTGCCAACTATCACATGCGTGGGTCTGGACTGTCATATCCTGGCGGAGTGCATCACGGTCTCGGGCGCACCAATCTACCAGAAGACACTGGTGCCAATGGAGATTATCTGCTTCCCCAAGACGCGCATATTCCGGGACCCCAAAGGCTCGGGAAATATGCAAACAGACTACGACATATACACCGAAGAGGCGCTGGGAATCGGAGACTTGATCCGCTACCCGGACCCGCACCAGGGAAAGACGATTGATATTTATGTCAAGAACGTCTCGGGTGCGGTCGACCTCGAAGATAATTCTCAGCCCTTTAGGGTTTTGAACTGTGCATAAGTGAAAGCGCCGAAGCTTTTTGACTGCGTTCAAAAAGCAGATCTTAGCAATTTTTTAATAATAATAAAATTCGTGGAGATATTTTCTATGGCTGAATACAATCCAAAGGGAATGACCGATCAAGAGTTCGCCGATTTTTGTGAGCTGAAGACCGAAGAGGGAGCAATACCAGCGGGCCGGATCGACTATATTTCGGGCAAAGTCATGTTCAGATCTGGAGCCGGCTATCTGCTGGGCATCCCGGACTATATCAAGAAGTATGGCTTCGATCCCGCGCCCGTATGGGACCGCATCAAGGCCTACCAGAAGAAGACCGGCAGATTCACCGAGCCCGTTGAGATTGCCTACATCAAACCCGCCAGGAGAACGCCGGTCAAGCTCGGGAGGTATTGAGCATGGCAGAGGACGCGCCTGCTCAAGATATCGCCTCCACCTGGGATAAGCTGGAGAACTGGAAGCGATGGCTACTGGCCGCAGAACTCATCACGGGCACAGTGCTCCTCGCCCTGGCAGTGTGCCTTTTCGCCATACTGCTTGTCTGGCAGGGTAAGCCCGAGCTCGGGATAGATCTTTTCAAGTACGTCCTGACTGCCATGATCGGGCTGATCGGGGCTGTGGTGGGCTACTACTTCGGCAGCCACCAGGTGGGATCAACATGAGCATTCTTTCAATTCCCCTGGCATTGCTGCTCCTCTATTTCCTGGTCCTGGTAGTGTGACCGCGGAACGGATTTTTTGGCTCGGGTGATTCTTTTGGACAACGAAGATTACATTTGCATCAAACGAATGACTGTGGCCCTGCTGATCACTTTCTCTCTGGTGTCCGGGTTTCTGGTCGTTCTTGGAGTGATGGGCTACGCCAACACACTCGAAGAATCAGTCTTCGGGGCCGGGACATTCAGTGCCAGGCATGACACGGATCATGCCTCAGATCAGGCGAGCGTGGTGAATGCCACCGGAATTGCCTACGAGCTTGAAAGGCATTGGGGCGTCTCGGGCGAATATGACACGTTCTCTTCCAGTTTCATCGTGAATGGGGCCGATCCCTCCGGAAGATGGAAGAATAAATATGTTATCAAAGCTTCCGGCGCGGGCCATAAAGTTGTACTGCAGGCCACAAAGATTAGCGGCGATGCCTCTTTCGCAAGCGATATCACATTCATTCTGAAGGAGAGCGGTGAGCAGGACCTGGATAGCTCGATCTCGTTCGATACAAGAGATGGAAATGCCACGATCACGGGCAACGTCTGGAACTCCACATCTGGCAGACCGGCCACGATGGAAGAGCTTGCAATGGTTGGACAGTTCGCCCTTACTCATCACCTGAATATATCGCTGGAGGAAATCACTCCCGACAATTGGCTGGGCTTTTGTTCCGAGCTAGACAGAGATATGATCCTGGACAAGACCATCAAGACCGGCGTCTACATTGCACCTGCTGGATACGAGCTGGACGAGAGTGACCGACTTGTGCCGAAAGTCAACAGCACGGTTTAGGCCATGCTCCTGGAATTCTAGATAAAAATTTTGGA